GTTCCTTCCTTTGACCATGGTGAATCGGGCGAAGGCGGCGACTTTTCTTCAAGGGCCACCGACGCCGCGCAATTCAACCAACGTTCGGAACCCGAAGCGGAAAATTTAGAGTGGGCGCGTTCTGCGTGTTCGCCGGGCTTTGACATTTATTTCAAAGCCTTAATTACGCTTGCGTATTGGTCCGGCTTCAATTCTAAAATACTTTGAACTTTGAATTGCTTTTTCAAAATTGCAAGCGTTGCCGCGCGTCCGTGGGTTCCCGCGTGGGCCTTTGCCGCTGCGTTAACTTCTTTTTCCGTTAACTTCGGCGCCGCCGCTTTTTTTGATTTGGGCGCTTCAATTTCTTCGTCCGCACCTAAATCGAAATCGCTTCCGTCTTCAACGTCGTCCGGTAAATCTAAACCCGTGTCGTCGTCTTCGGTTTCAACGGGCGCCGCTTTTTTAGTTGTTGCCGCTTTTGCTAAAGCCGTCTTTGCCGGTGCCGCCGCTGCGGGCTTTGTTGTGGGTTGAACGCCCGCAAACGCTGCGGCCTGTTTTTGCACGGCTTCAAGATTTGTTCCCGTGAACGTAACTGATAGTTCCATTTTATTTTCCTTTTGTTGTGGGGCTTGCGCCCGGTTAAACTTCAAACTTAATAACGATTTCATTTCCCCGAACCAAAGCAAAATAATCAAAAACAAATATTTTTGAAAATTCTAAATCGGTTGTGATATGCGGACGCCAATCGGGGAAATCGTCTTTGCGAAATACGTCCAATTGTTTTCGTAAGTCCATGAATAAATATTTTTTAAATTGGTGGTTCGTCATGCAAAGCACGCGCGAATAATTTTCGCCAAAATAATCAATCTTTGAAAATTCCATGCGCGGCACGATTTTGTTTTCAAAATCGGCGGTAAAATATTCAGTGATTATCGACACCAATTTGCTTTCGGTTTCTTCCGATTGTTCACCAAGATATTTATGCGTGACGTGAACGACCGAAGCGTTTGGATTATTTTCCCGAACGTCGGTCATGTCCCGCCCAAAAAATGCCGTCCAATATGTATTCATTAGCAACCCCCGCGACGTGCAAGCATTAACAACACCGCAAACATTGCGACGATAAACGTGCAAAAAAGTCCAACCATGATTGTCAAAATGATTCTATCCATTGTAAAGTTTTTCCCTTTTTTCGACCCATGAATTTTTATCTAGTTGCGCTAGTATCAAACTTGCGGCGCCTTCAATGGTGATATTTTTTCCCGACGTGTTTATGTATAGATCAAACAAGCCCGCGTCGTGAACTTTGTCCAAATCAATTTCGGACGCGTGGTTTGTTGTTTCCCGCCAACCGTGCGTCCGCAACTTTCGTTCCGCTTCGTCGCAATATAGTCGAACGCGCAGGGCTTCGGGGAACCCATAAAATTCATTTTCAAACCGACAATCGGCGATAATGAAAAGCGCCTTCGGCGTTGGTTGTTTTGCAATTCTATTTTTCATGATGTCGACCCAAATATTTGGCCCGTGGACTTTGCGGCCCCACTCGGTCCCCAATAGCTGCAAAAGAACGCCGTCTTTATTTGACGCCGGTTTTGCCACGCCGTAGGCCGATTCCATTTTGTTCAAAATAAATTCATGTAAGACGTAAAGCGGGTCCGCAAAATTAAAAAGAAAAACATATCTAAATTTTTCCCGCGCACGCTTTTCGATTTCCGCTTGTATGGAACTTTTTCCGCTTCCTTGTTTTCCCGATAAAATTAAAATCATTGTTCCCCCCTAGGTAATTCCGGCGCATTTGATTCAAGTTGGCTTTTAATCCATTGGACTAATTTGTGGCCGCGTCCACGTTCAAACATTTGATTTGGTTTCGCGCCACCAATATTTAAGTTAGGCGTGTTGAAGAACGCCGCAACCTTGGCCGCGTCGCCCTTGAAAAATTCATTAACTAAAACGATTGCTTCGACTTGTTCTTTGGTGGTGTCCATTTAAACCGTTTCCCCTGCTAGAAATTTGTGAATCGTCGTTTCGTCTTTTGCGCGATAAACGAAGCGCAAAGACTTCGCAACCCGCCCGCCTTTACTTTGATATTTTTCCGCGTTCTTCATGAGCGCCGGAAGGTCCTGCGTTTTCCAAGTTGTGTCGACTTGAACTTTTTTAATTTGATTTCCGCGTGCTAACCACTCGGATAAAGTTTCGGTTTTCTTCATTGCGCTAACTCCCAAACGTTTTGTTGACACCGATAAACAATCCCGTCGGTGCAATCGGTAAAATTAAGGCCGCACGAAGTTTGTTCCCGAAGCGAACATTCAATGACGCGTCCGTTTTCTAGTTGATACCGGCAAAGCTTCGGCGGCGGGCGGTTGCAACTTAGCAAACTAAGCGAAAGGAAAACCGCGACAAAAACAAAAAATATTGTGAACCAAAATCCAATGCGGTTCATTTAACAACACCATTGTATTTTTTAGCTAAAAACTTGTGAAGTTTTTCAAACCCTTCGTCGCCGAAGCACTCCGTTATGTCGTCGCCGGAATACCAACCGATTTGCATAAGTAACGCAAGCGCTTCGACTTGCGTTGGGGGCGGGGAACCTTTGCGCGCGTGGCCTAAGACCAAAGTTAAAAAGTGCCCGGTAGCCGTTAATTCAATCCAATTTATTCTAAGGCCGATTTTTGTTGGGTTTTTTATTTTCTTTGCATATACGATTTGCCCGATTTCTACCATTTTATTTCCCCTCAATTATTTTTGTAATTCGTTCTTCTTTGTCTAATATAGAATTTAAAACCATTTCGTCGATTGAATTGGGCGCGACTAAATATTGACAATAAATCGAGTCGGTTTTGCCAATACGGTGCGCACGGTCTTCGGCTTGTTCGTTCATGGCCGGGGTCCACTCGTATTCAACAAAAACAATTCGCGTTGCCGACGTCAAAGTTAAACCCAAGTTCATGGCCGCAATGTTACCAATAATCAAACGCCGCGTACCCGCTTGGAATTCGTCTTGATAGCGTTGCCGAATTTGTTCAGGGACCCCGCCATTAATTACGCAAGGGTTATACTTTGCAAGCGCCGTTGATAGTTCGGCTACGACGTCACGGTGTACAGCAAATAAAATAATTTGTTCGGATTCGTCTTCGGATAAAATGACGTCAACAAACTGCGTGCAAAAATTTACTTTCGACAATCCTATTTGGTGGCGAAGCACGGCGTATTCGCCAAGGTTTCCGCCGGTTGTTATTTTTCCCAAATCAATTTTGTTTCGAAGTTCTTGGTCAAGCTTTTTAGTTTCTTCCGGAAGCGTGTTTGTTGGAAGCAAAATCACGTCGCGAATTTTTGGCGGAAGGTCTTCAAGCACGTCCGCTTTTCTTAGACGTTGCATAAACTTCCCAAATAATTTTTGGTGCAAAGCCTTTTCGTTATGCGCGCCCAAAAACAAAGTTTCCCCGTATTCGCCGCGCGTTGGGCCGCAATACGAATATCCAAATTGTTCGTAAGTTTGAAAGTCGATTGTTTCCGGTGCCATGGAATAAAGTATGGCCCAAAGTTCAATTGGTCGGTTTAACATTGGCGTCCCGCTTAACGCTGCGACGTGTTCCGCGTTGTAGATTAACCCCGGCGACTTAACTTTGACTTTTCCTTTTTCAACAATCTTGCCACCAAATAGCGCGGTCGTTCGACTTGCTAAATGGTTTTTGTAGCGGTGGGCTTCGTCGATTGCGATATGTTTAAATTTCATTTGATACAATTGATTAATGACCCAAGCTTTTGAAATCATGGCGTCGGAAACAATTAAGAAATCAACGCGGGCGTCTTTGGTCCACGTTTGCAATTGGTCGTTTGATTCTAAAATTAAAATCTTTGGGAAGTCCTGCGCCGACCATTTTGTTATTTCCCGAACCCATGTATTTTTTAAAAACGCCGGGCAAATAATAAGTGCGGGACCGGGCTTCGTGTTCACTAAGCTAATGAACTGCGCCGACTTCCCAAGTCCCGGTTGGTGGGCCAAGTAAGTTCGGTTTGCATTTAACAAATGCGGAATTCCTTTTTCGATTTGAAACGGAAGCAACTTTAAATGTTTTGGGGAAACGACGCCGCCCGAAGGGAAGGGATACGATTTCAACAATACGCGATTAAAAAATTTTTCGGTTTGGTCGTCGGCGTAGTTTCGGAAACGGGCGGCGGCGTTGATGTCTTCTGTTTGCCAAGTTTTAGTTGCGTAGTTATAGACCCAATGAAGTTTTTCGTATGCTTTTGAAGGCGGGGAATCGGTCAAGATAAATTTTTTATTTGAATAAGTTAAAATCATTTTCTGTTTTACCCGTGTCGTCGTTTTATTCTTTTTAATTTCGTTGACCAAACATTACGATTCCGTAAAGATTTGAGTCAATAATAAAAACTTATTAATTAAAACTTTAACACGAAGGGACAAAAACAAAATGACTTTGCAAAGTTGGATAGTTCAAACAGGGCCGAAGGAAGTTGCTAAACTTTTAAACGTGGACCCCGCAGCGGTTAGTCTATGGCGGAACAAGAAAACGTTACCGCGACCCCACCAAATGAAAAGGATAAAACAATTGTCACGCGGGCGCGTGTCATACGAAGTAATGATCGAAAAATTTCTTGCCGCGAAACCAAAGTTAAATTAAGGGGCCGCAAATGAATCAAATTTTAAACGAAGCCAAGCGCCTTCATGATTTAGGCTTCGGTCTTTTAGTTCTTCACCCGAAACAAAAGCGGCCCAAGGGGAACGAGTGGGCCAAGGGTCCACGCAAAAATTGGGACGAATTCAAGTCTATATATAGAGACGGCGACAACTTAGGGGTTCGACTTGGCGAAGCTTCAAAAGTGGGCGACAATTGTTTGGCGTGCATCGACGTCGACATTAAGGACCCAAACTTTAAAACCGTTGCCCAAGCAAGATTGCTTGAAATCTTAAAAGGCTTCGGCACCATGAAACTTCCAATTGTTGAATCGGGTTCCGGCGGCGGTTCAAAGCATTTATATTTCTTGACACCGAAGCCGTTCAAAATGATTACAGCGGCAAAAGAAAAAGGCAAATTCGAAATTTGCATTTATTCCGATGGACGGCAAATGGTCTTAGCCCCGTCGATTCACCCGAACGGGCGCCCTTACAAATGGCGCACGCCACTTGTTAAAAAATCCGATTTGCCAATTGTAACAAACGAAATTGTTGAATCGTTTAATGTAGCAAAGACTGTTACAATCGACGACACCGGCACGGTTGACGTGCGCGACACGAAGGCCGTGCAAATCAAAGACTTTACATTTCGGCCCGTGCCGGTTGATCTTGCGCTAATCCCAATGTCTAAAACGATTGAAGGCATGTTAACAAAGGGAATTGGTGTCACCGACCGAAGTGGTGCGCTTTTGCCGGTGTCGTCGGCGCTACTTCGTGCCGGTTTAAATCAAGACGAAATTTTGTCCGTACTAACTGACAAGAAATATTTCCTTGGAAAAGTCGGCTATGACCATACGGACGGGGACCGCGCCCGCGCTGCGTTTTGGGTTTACCGCTACACGCTTAAAAAAGTTCAATCAGACATTGCCAAGGAACGCGAAGAAATGTTTGCGCAACCTATTGTCGAACCGCGCGAATTATCGTTTGACGAAATGACCGAACAAGAAACGTTTTTAAAAAAGTTCCATGATTGGCGCGACGACTTGGACCAAACCGAAAAAGGGTCATACAAATCAAACATTAAAAACGTCATTGAAATTATCAGGAACGACGAATCGCTTGGGCCTGATTTAATCAAGCGGGATTTATTTGCGCTTCGTGATTTCTACGAACGCAACGCCCCTTGGGGTGGGAAGCGAAACGACGCCATGACCGACGACGACGTGGCGAAAATGAAAAATTGGTTTTCCCGCAACTATGGTTTTGAACCTAACACGGGCGTTTTGGAAGCTGCGATTGTTGTCGTTGCAACTGATAATCAATTCGACCCGGTCGTTGATTGGATTCGCGCATTGCCACCATGGGACGAGAGTCCCCGACTTGACGGGTGGCTTAAAAAGAATTTTGGCGCCGAAGGCAACGACGATTATTTGGCGCAAGTTTTTCGCAAGTGGGTTTGCGCCATGGTCCTTCGAATTATTAAGCCCGGCGCAAAGTTTGATTGGATGCCAATATTTGAGGGCGGACAAGGCGTTGGAAAAAGTTCGTTCGGTCGTTTGTTAGTGGGCGATAAATATTTTTTAGATTGGTTGCCAGACTTAAACAACAAAGATTCCGCTTTGTCGCTTCAAGGAATTTGGGCGGTTGAAATGGGGGAACTAACTCAATTTCGAAAAAATGAATTGGAAGCGGTGAAGGCGTATGTCACCCGGACGGTTGATAAGTTTCGCCCACCGCATGGCCGCAAGAATATTGAAGCGCCCCGCCGTTGTGTATTCTTTGGAACTACAAACCATGAAACCTATTTAAGAGACGAAACCGGGAACCGTCGGTTTAAGCCGGTGAAGGTTGGCAAACTAAATTTCGAACAACTAAAAGAAGACCGATTGCAATTATTCGCGGAAGCACTTTGGTTGCTAGATAGTGGTTTCGAAACCGAACAAACTTTGGATTTGGACGGCGACGCGCGCGCTTACGAACACCAATTTCAAAAAACTAAAATGGTGTTAGACGACGCGGACGCCATGGCCGATCAGATCAGTTTATGGTTTGAAAAATACGATAAAAGCGGGGGCCAAAATGGGGCTGAAAACTTGTTCGATTTTAACCGATTTAAGACGGTTGAATTGCTTGGAAAAGGGAGTAGGGGTCTGATCGATTTGCCGCTTCAAAATTGGCCTTCAAGCCAAAAAAACAAGAATTTAGCCGCAAAAGCCCTTCGCCGTTTGAACTGCGAATCATGGGAATCCGGCGGGTATTTGTATTGGAAACGCCCAAAAGTAGGGGTTTAGGCGTTTAGACCCCTACTCACCAAAAGGGAACAAAAACAACAACTTAGGCCGAAAAGGGGGGAGGAGGACTATAAAGTGTATAAAGTTAATATTTACATAAAAAGACTATATATAGCAACCCCCTTGGTGTCTGCGATGCGCGCCCGTAAATATGCGCGCGTAAGGATAGGCGATATATAGTCCTACTACCCCACTTGTTAATTTTTACGAAAAATAACCGCGCCAAAAATGGCGCAGAAAAGAGAAAAGAAAATGTTACCGAAAACCCCGCCGCAAATTTACAAACAAGTGATAAAAAACGACGAACCAATTTTTGCAATTTATCGCGACGAAAATAAAGTCCATTCTTTTTCAAAAGTTTTGTTTTTTGCAATTTATGAAAATGAAGAATATATTCAATCTTTGGTTTTTGATTCAGACCTTGGTGTAAGTCCCGCCGATCAAACGCACGGTTGGGTTGGGTATTACTACGGACCAATTGAACATATTGATTATGCGAACTACTAAAAAGAAAAAAGCAAAGCCTGTTAAATTTGACGGGCTTAATCCGGACGACTTAAGAAAAATTAAAATTGCATTACGAAAAGTTTGGTCTTGGTCTTTTTCGCGCAAGCTTGTTGAAAAGCGTTGTTTGATTGACGACGGCTTTTCCAAATGCGAACAATGCAAAACGATTGTTCCGCGAATTTATGTCGACCATATTAAATCAATTGGTGCGCCCGATGCGAACTTGATTAAGAAAATGTTTGTTCCTTCGAACTTCATGCAAGGGCTTTGTAAAAAATGTCACGACAAGAAAACGCGCGACGATAAAAAGTTAATGGAAGCGGACAAAGATTTTTATTAAAAATAAAAAGCGGCCCGTCCTTGGGCCTGCCCGCCCTTCCGTGGACTATTGAACGCGGTCTTGTATGTCTTGAATATTTTTTTCTAAAAGGCGCAGGCGCGCAAAGTTGTTGTTGATGTCGGTTTCTAGTTTTTGAATTTTGTCCATGGCCGCAATTGCTGCGGTGATTTGTAATTCCATGGCCCCCATTTTTTTTATTGTTTCGGCTAAAAATTTAATTAGGCTTGTAATGCTAGACTTCAAACCCCAACCAACTAATCCAATTACAAAAGCAATGACGGCGGTGTTTGCCGATAAATCGTTTGTCATATTTTAAAATTCTTTCCTGCAATCAAATGAAGTTGCGCGGCGTTTTCCTTTTGCAGTTCCGAAAACAAACGTTACGGAACCACGCCAAGAATTCAACGCCGATCAATCGGCGCGTGATTAAAAGATTTAGCGCCTTGTCTAAAAGCTGCGGCGGGAAGTGGTCATTTAAAAAATACATGCGAAGCGCGATGTCGTGAATATTTGGAAATTCGTCGATGATCTTGAAAAAAAGTTGTCGGCGGTATTCGGCAATAAAAGGAATTGGCGGCGTTTGTTCTTTTGTCATTGAACCAATGGTGTCAACAAAATGCGCACCAATCAAACAAATTGCGCGCCCGTATGACGTTTTTCTTGGGCCTTAGCCTAAAAAAGACATTTGTTGTAGTCCAGTTTTAAAATTAAGTTGCAAGTCGGGTCATGTTTATGCCGTAATGAAAGTCAACCCATAAAGTAAGGAAAAATAAAGATGTCGCCCAAGGACAAGCCGGTTCGAACCGCAGGCCGAAAAAAAGGCACGCCGAACAAACGGACCCAAGAAATTGCTGAAATATTCGCCGCCCAAAATTTCAATCCTGCGGAAGGTATGGCGTATTGTTTTAACGAAGCGATAAAACTCTATAAACACCGCAAGGAACGACGTTCGGGTTACGGGGCAAGTAACGCCCTAGGGGTCGCGGCAAAAATCGCCAACGACGCCGCCCAATACGTTTATCCAAAACGCAAAGCAATTGAACATACCGGCAAAGACGGCGAAAAATTAATGACAACGCTTGCCGATTTTATCGGCGCACTTGACGACGACACGGGCGAACAAAATAAATGACCCGCGCCGAACAAGATAAAAAAGCGAAGTTATTACGAAAAGAATATCAAACTAAACCGAATCAATATTTCGAAAAAGTTTTAGGGATTGATACCTTAGAAAAATATCAATCGCGCGTAATTCAAACCGTTGCGGAAAACGACCGCGTCGCAATTAGCGCGTGCCATGACGTTGGCAAATCGTTTTTAATGGCGCGAATTGCAATTTGGTTTCTAACCATGTTTAAAAATTCAAAAGTGATTACGACCGCGCCGACGTTCAATCAAGTCGAACGAATTCTTTGGTCTGAAATTCGCGCGGCCTACGGCAAAGCAAAAATTCCTTTGGGCGGAAAACTTAATTTAACGGATTGGTCAATGTCGCCGGAGTGGTTCGCGCTTGGCTTTTCACCAAAGAATGAAGTCACCGGCGGCGAAGGCCAAGGGACGCAATCAAGTTTTCAAGGGTTCCACGCGGCCCACTTACTTTTAATCTTTGACGAAGCAACGGGAATCAATCCAAACATTTGGACCATGGCCGAAGGTTTACTAACTTCGGCGCACGTCAAGTTTGTTGCGATTGGAAATCCAACGTCTAAGAATTCAGACTTTTATCAATGCTTTCGTTCGCCAAGTTGGACGAAGGTTTATTTATCTTGCTTTGATTCCCCAAACTTAATTGCAAACGGAATTACAAACCAAGACAAACTTGAATCGGAAATCGAAAAAGTTAAATCAATGAACGACGGCGACGCGAAGAAATATTTAGACGCTTACAAAATTGAACGCCCTTATTTGTTGACGGCAAAATGGACGGTGCAACAGGCGCTTAAGTGGGGCATTGATCACCCGCTAACCGTTTCAAAGATTTTAGGAAAATTTCCCGAAGCGGGCGACAATACATTGATTCCACTTGGGTTCGTTGAATCGGCGCAGCTTCGCGAAGCAAGCCCGATTCTAGGCCAACGAAAAACCATTGGCGTCGACGTTGGCCGCTTCGGGCCCGATAGTTCCGTACTAACCGGACTTGACGGGCTTGAACAAAAATCTAGAAAAGAATTATTTCAAAAGGACGAAATACAAGTTGTCGGCGAAGTTATTAATATGTCGCGCGAAATGGGCGGCGCGGACATTATCGTTGTCGACGAGACGGGCGTCGGCGGCGGCGTTGTTACACTTTTAAAAGACGCAGTTAAAACCGGCGCGCTTCCGAAGAACTGCGAAATTCGCGGCGTTCAATTCGGCGCGGGCGTTGACTGCAATACGCCGCACGATTCGAAATGTAAAGACGGAAAACATATTAGTTGCGACAAAGGAAAATATGTTAACATGAAGGCGCGCATGTTCGGACTTTTAGCCGACGACATGAAACGCAAAGACGGCCTAACACTTTTAAATGAATCAATTTATTTGGAAGAACTTCCGTCAATCGTAAAAAAGTTCGATGCTAAGGGGCGCATGTTCATTGAATCAAAAGACGAATATAAGAAACGGACTGGACGGGGGTCGCCCGATTCCGCCGATTCGCTTGCGCTTGCAAACTTCGGTCGGTATGATGAGCTAAATGTCGGAACATTTATAAAAAACTACAACACGGAATCGCGGCCCTACTCAAGCGGCCTGCGGTCCGATAGAAATTGGTGACGTATGGGTGGCAAAGATAGAAATTCCGCAAGACGACAAGTTTTATTTGGTAAGTATGACGTCAACCCCGAAGCGGTGGCCGACGACCAATTTGCGCCAATTCAAACCGATCAATATGGAAATTTAAAAACAAGCGGCACCACTCCAACTTACACGACGCGATTAGACGAAGCGTCGGCAACCGTGACGTATGTCGGGAACGCAAACGTCGGTTCACTCGATGCGGACGCCGCTTGGCAAATAAAAAGAATTACGGAATCGGGTTCGATTACAAAAATTGAATTTGCGGACGGCCAACAAACGTTTGACAAAGTTTGGACCAACCGCGCAGCATTAAGTTATTCGTAAATTATTTTAATTAAAAGGAGTTTTAAACATGAGTTTTTCAAACACGACCGAAACCGCGCTTCTAAATTATATTGGACCCGGAACAAATCCATCATGGCATGGGGCCGCAACTTTTTATTTAGCCGCGCATACCGCAGACCCCGGCGAAGCCGGAACCGCAATCACCAACGAAGTTTCTGGAATCGGTGGTTACGCGCGCGTAGCTATGACCCGCGCGACGGATTTAAGCGTGTCCGGTAACGTGTTAACAAATGTTAATCTTGAACAATTTCCAATTGGTTCGTCGGGTGGCCCGGTTACAATCACGCATTTAAGTTTGGTTGATACGGCTTCGGGCGCGGGAACAATTATCATGCGCATGGCGCTTGTCGATTCAATTCCATATCAAACAGGAATTCAACCCCAAGTTGCGGCGACCGCAATGTCATTTTCATTAGACTAATAACTAAATGGGATTTGCTAATTTAAAAGAATATAAAACCAAAGTTGTTGAAGGGGGCCAAGCGCACCCGGCAACTTTTAGAAAAACAACCACGGTTGTAACAACTGCGGGTGTTTGGTTTGACGGGTCAATGATGTCCGGGCACCCGGTCACTAATTTCTATGCGTCGACGCCACTCAAGGCGGAATATCTTTTAAGTCGCGAAGGAATCCAAATCGGTTCGAACGTTTCGCCCAATCAAAAGTTTTTAAAAAATGTTTGCGCGTTTTGTTCGGTTGCGCCGTTAAATTTAATGTTCATTGATTCGCTTTTGTATTATCCGTTTATCGACGGCGATTCAACGGACGAACAAGTCATGGACAACACGAACCCGCTAACACGCAACACGGACGGCGCGGGCGTAATGGCTTTCGTCGTCGCGCAAGGCGCGTACATTGGTGGCGCGCAGTTTTCAATTAAATATACAAATCAAGACGGCGTCGCGGGCCGAATTAGTAAAACATGCCGAAGCAATGTTTCGACAACTGCGGGCACTATAATCTCAAGCGGGCCAACAACCGGCGCGCTTTCAAATACATGGTACGTTCCACTTGCGCAGGGTGACACCGGAATTCGTTCGGTTGAATCATTTACTTTTGAAGCTGCAAACGGCGGAATTTTTGCTTTAGTTTTATGTAAAGAAATCGGAACCGTTACAATTCGCGAAGCGAATATTCCGGCGGAAAAAGATTTTCTTTTAGATACGGGGATGTCAATGCCGCCAATTCCCGATCAAGCATTTTTGTCGTTTTTGGCCTTGCCGAACGCAAGTTTGGCGGGGGCGGCTATAGTTGGAAATATAAAAACAGTATGGGGGTAGTATGGCGGGATTTTCAGGGACCGACGATTTAATTAATGAACTTACGACGAACGGAAAAAAATTTCGTTCGCCGATTAACAAAGTAACCGGGATTACAACCGCGTACACGCTTGGGCGTGCTTACGACTTGTCGATTTTACCGGGGAACCCTGATCGAATCGGACCGGGCGAACACTTAATCAATTCTTTTGCGCCTTCAAATTTATTTAATTGGACGGCCAACGGCACGGGCTTCGCGGCAACGGCAAACACGTTTGCGAAAACTTCGGGAACGGGCACGACATTAACCGCCGATTCACAAAATATTAATATTATTTCAGGCCGTTTTTATCGCGTGCAATACACCATTTCCGCTTGGACTTCGTCGAACGTGAATTTCACTTTGGGCGGCGTTACCGGAACGGTTCGCGCAGCGGTCGGAACTTTTGTCGAAGTAATCACCGCAGTTAATACAAACGGTTTTGTTTTACAAGCTTCGGTTAATACCGGCGTTTGGTCCGTTTCAAATATTTCGGTTGTTGAGTGGGGCGCAGCTTCGGGAACTATTACACCAATGTTTCAACCCTTCACAACTTCAAATTGTCCCGCACTTTATCATGGTGGTGCAGTATCAACGGATTTAAAATCATTGTTGAACATGGGTTTAATGACAACCGCCGCAACGGGGCCGGGTCAATTTTATTTAGTCGATTTACTTGGGGTCTATCCGTACATTGACGCCAATTCCGCGTCGGCGCAAACGTGTTCAAATACGAATACACTTGCACGGTACACCGACGGCGCGGGTGTTCGTGCGTTCATGACTTCCGGCGGAACGGGTTACGTTGTAACAAATGCGGCGCCAACAACCGTCGGTGCAACACCACACAACGTCGCAATGACTTACACCAACCAAGCGGGAACGTCGGGCCGACAAATGCCGGTAACGGTTTCTTGTACGGCTTCGGCAATTCAAGGACATATAACTCACATGGGGGTTGCGGCGAACAATTATTTTCCTTTGCCGGTTGCAAATGGCGACGCGGGCGTTCGTTCAATTCAAACAATTCAATTGTCCGCAGGAAGTGGAACCGCTGCGACTTACTACCACATGTATCTTTACAAAGAACTTGCAATGCTTCCCGTTCCGGCGGCGTCGGTTTATTACGAACGTGATTTTGTTAATATGATGCCAAGCCTAGAACGAATTCCAGACGGCGCAGTTTTAGGATTAATTTACATAGCGGGCGGCGCAACTGCGGCGTCGACAACTTTTATCGGACACGTTGAAACGGCGTGGGGGTAATCTTTGGCGCTGTTTGGTAACTACACGATAAATAACCGACTGCCGCTGCGACAACTTGGTGGCGGGATTGGCTTCATGACGGCGGCGCAATATTCGCCGCATGGAAGTCGGAAAAATCGTTTGTCTTCGTTCGGCCAATTATCGGGAACGCCCTACGGCTATCTTGCACCAATTAGTTGGGTGTTACCAAACCAACCGGGCGCAATGAAAATCATTGGTGCGGGCGTTTCAAGTGGAAGCGCAACCGCTGCGGGCGGACGCGCAATGGAACCCGTCGGCGCAGGAACTTCAATCGGAAGTGTTGCGGCGGGTGCGGTTGTTCCAATGGTTCCGCAAGGGGCCGCAATTTCAATTGGTGCCGTAGCAATGGCGGGCGCCGCTGCAATGATTCCGCAAGGCGCAGGAACTTCAATCGGAAGTGTTGCAGCGGGCGGAATAATTAATATTTTAGCGTTGAACGGTTCCGCAAGCGGAACGGGCGCAGTTACATTGACCGCACTCGGTTTCATGGTTCCCGAAAGCGGTGGGCCTACGGCACTAAGTCCGGAAGGTTTAGCAAACGCAGTTTTGGACGCGTTACTTGCGGACCACAACACGGCGGGCACCGTCGGCGAAGCACTCAACAACGTTGGTGCGGGCGCGAATCCGTGGTCGTCGGATTTATCGACAAACACAACGCCGGGAACTTTCGGCGAACGTGTTCAAAAACTTTTAACAACTGCAAAATTTCTTGGACTTAAATAGGGGACACCATGGACTTAAAACCATTGATCGAATCGGAACAACAAAACGAAAAATCAAACGATTCAAGCGCGTTTGAATCCGGCGCGCGTCCGCAATTTAAACCAACCGGAAGTTCCGGCACTGAATTATTTGCGGGATATTTTTCGGAAGAATATTTGCAAAACTTGCGCGGCAAAAAAGGCGCGAAAATTTTCGACGAAATGCGCCGGTCGGAACCCCAAATTGCAATGCTACTAAATGCCGTCATGAATCCAATCAAAGCGGGCGTTTCGCAATTCGAAGCGGCGCAAGACGTGCCCGACGGACAACTTCACAAAGAATTTATTGAATTCAATGCGAAGGAAGCAATTGATTGGGAAACGCATTTGCATGAAGCGTTGACGTTTTTAATGTTTGGATTTTCTTTGTTCGAAGTTGTTCACAGTGTTGTCATTGGGCACGAAAAATTTGGAACGTTTAACGGCCTCAAAGCCTTAGCGTTTCGCGGACAAAAAACAATTGAACGTTGGATTGTTGAACGTGCAACCGGCCAACTAACTGCGGTCGAGCAATGGACGTTTTCAGACCCTTCGCCACAACGGGCGATTGTCCAAATGGATTCTAAATTTTTATTGGTGTTTAGTTTACAAAAGGAAGGCGACAACTTTGAAGGCGTGTCCGCACTTCGTCCAATGTATGGCCCGTGGTTTAGAAAAAATTTATATTTAAAAATCGCCGCAATCGGTATTGAAAAAAGCGCAATCGGAACACCAATCGGAACCGTTCCGGCGGGAAAAGAAAAATCGGAAGACTTCGCGCAGTTCAAAACATTACTTGAAAATTTTACCGCGCACGAAAACGCGTACATTATCAAGCCCGAAGGTTGGGACATTGAAATTTTGAAATCGGAATTCGACGCCGAAAAAGTAAAGTCTATGATTGTTTTAGAAAACACTGAAATGATTAATTCCTTGGTGGCAAACTTCCTTGCGCTTGGAACTTCCGGCGGTTCGGGAAGTTTCGCACTTGGAACGGATTTGTCGGATTTCTTTTTAACTGGAATTCAAAACTATGCAAATATTATTGCGGGCGTTTGGAATCGAAAGTTAATTCCTGATTTAATTAAAATGAATTTCGGCCCGCAAAAATCATATCCGAAATTAAAGTTCACGGGAATCAACGACAAGGCCGGAAAAGAATTGGCCGAAATTATTTCGTCGTTAACCCAATCTGAAGCAATCAAACCCGACATGCCTTTGGAAGAGTTTTTGCGAAAACAATATTCACTTCCGAAAGCGGACCCGACAACGGTTCGCGAAGTTCAACCCGCACCCGCACCAATGGGGGCGCAGTTTAGCGAATCGCGTTTGCAGCTTGCGGAATCGTACAAAAAAGATTGGAAGACCAACAAGGACAAAGTCAAAGCGGTCATGCAATCAAATTTATCTAAACTTTTAGAGGGCTATGGTAAACAGGTCCGTTCATCTTGGAAAAATTCCACGCCGAACGCCCGACGCAACCTAGCCCTTCAACTTACCCCGCCAAGCTTGACGGAATATAAAAAAGAACTTCAAGAAATGTTTGCGGAAATTGCAAACGACGCACTTTTGCAAGCGCAAAAGGAAACGCCGAAAGCACGCAAACTAAAAATAAAATTATCCGAATCAATTTTACTTAGCGCACCGAAGGGCGGTTATTTTGATTCGCTTCCGAAGAACATAAAAAACATTGTTAAGAACGCAGCGGGATTAATCGCGCAAACGCAAGCGGCGGACTTGAACAAATTTGTTTCGTTTACTTTTTTAAGTAGTGCGGACACAACCGACAACGCGGACCAAGTTACTGCGGACATTGCCGCAACACTTGTTCCGGTTGTTGAAGACGGCGCAACGGGCGCAGGCATTTCGATTGACGCCGCTGCGGGAAATGCAGTTTCAACAATGGTGAATCAAGCGCGGTTGGAGTGGTTTTTTGAACCGGAAGTTTTAAATACTATCGAGTCATTTACATTTTTTAATGAAGACCCGGTTAGTGAAATTTGCAACGAATTGGACGGCATGACGTGGGCGGTTGGCGACCCGGACATTGATCGGTACACGCCACCACTTCACCACAACTGTAAATCTAGACTTCAAGTAAACGAAAAAGGCGCCGAAGGAAACCCAAAACCCACGCGCGGGGGGACGCCGGTTTCGAAAAAAGCCCTTGATTCAATTACTTTGCATGACCATTGTTGCGGGTTAAATCTAGGCCCGGCAAAAAATATTGTTGACAAATAAACCCTTAAACTAAAGGCTTAATTAAATGCGTTTAACACAAACTAACCTATTCACTGATTTGCAGCTTGGCGAAGCTTCGCAAGTCCCCAAAACAATTCAAATCCTACGCGTCGGAAAATTCAACCACCCGCAATATGGTTTTTTTGAGATTACTTCGCAAACGCTTCATGAAATGAAAAGCAACTTTGATAATAAGGTTCGCGGCATTGATATGTCGTTCGACTATTATCACGAATCAAACGAAGACGCGTCCGCGTGGGTGCGCGCGCTAGAACTTCGGGAAAATTCGACGGAACTTTGGGCCGAAGTTGATTGGACACCAAAGGCCACGCAAAAATTAGCAGACCGGGAACTAAGATATTTTAGCCCCGATTTTGCGTTTAGTTGGCTTGACCCGGAATCGGGCCATACATTTTCAAATGTATTATTTGGTGGGGGCTTGACCAATCGTCCGTTCGTTAAAGAAATGATGGCAATTGTTGCCGATGAAAAACTAACAAGGGGTTCACAAATGACTGAATTAGAAAAAGCAAACAAAGAACTTTCGGAAGTTAAGGCGCAAAACTTAAAACTTTCGGAAGACAAATCGGCAATGGAAAAAGAACTTGCGGCGATGCCGAAAGTTTCCGAAGTCGATGCACTGAAACAACAAATTGCAGAGCTTCAACAAAAACTTGACGCTGCAATGAAAAACGAAGCGGCGATGCTTGCGGAAAAACAAAAGATGGAAGCCGACAAATGTTTGGCGGAAAAAACTTCGCAGTTCAACGTTTTACTTAGCGAAGGCAAAGCGTGCGCAGCGCAAAAGGACGCTTTCATTAAGGGCGACATGAACGAATTTATCAAGTTAGCGCAACCCGTGAACACCAAAGGTTCAGGCACTAGCGACAACCAAACCGATGGCGACAAGATTACAAAAATCTTAAAGCTTGCGGAAGAAAAGCGAAAAGAAAATCCGAAGCTTTCACAAGGCGACGCGGTTTCAGCGGCTAAAAAAGAAATTGAAAAACAAGCTTAATCAACGAAAACTTTAAACAAAGGAAAACAAAATGGCATCATATCCACAACCAAATATTTACGCATACAAAAGTGACTCTGCAACGATTTCCGTTGGCATGGTCGTTAAAGCGGGAAGCGACGAAAGTCACGTTGCACTAGCTGCGGCGGCAACCGATAAATCCGTAGGCATCGCAATGACTCCGGTTACTGCGGCGGAAGAAACAATGGAAGTTGCAATGCCCGGCGGTGGCGCGAAAGCGTTACTAGGCGGCACGGTTGCTTTCGGTGATTTCTTGGCTTCGGACGCAGCGGGAAAATTAGTCGCAACAACAACGGCAAACGATAAAGTAATCGCGCAAGCGTTACAATCGGGCGTTGTAAACGATTTGATTTCTGTAAACGTTGTTGCTTTTAACTACTAATTTTCGAAACTAAACTTTAACAAAGGAATAAAAAATGTCTCAATCTCAAATGAAGGGTATCATAGACCCACTTTTAACAAACGTTTCTTCGGCCTATGTTCCGAAGGGTTGCATCGCTGAAACAATTTTACCAATGGTTAAATTTTCCCAATACACCGGAAAACTTGGTGGCTACGGAAAAAACCATTTGCGCGTTGAAAGTTCGGTTGTCGGCGGAAAAGGAAAATACCGCCGCGTCGATTCAATCGTGCGCACGACAACGGGCTTTGAAATCGAAGGCCACGGGTTGTCTGGAATCGTAACTAAACGCGATTACAAAAACGTAATCGACCCTTTTGACGCGGAAAAAGACGAAGTCATGGGGCTTTCAACAATCCTAATGCTTGAAAAGGAAAAGGGATTGGCGGACGTTTTGGGAAATACTTCGGTAATCACTCAAAACGTTACGTTGTCGGGTACGTCACAACTTAGTGACTACACAAACAGCGACGCAATTTCCGTGTTGAACGCGGCAAAAGCTGCGGTTCGTGCGGGTTGCGGTTCGGTTGCAAATACTGCAATCATGGACTACGACGTTGCGGAAATTGTACGGTACCACCCGCAACTTTT